AAGGTAAACCAATTATTAATAATGATTTAATTGATTCAATTTTAGTTGTTAGGGGAAAGAAAATTATTAGATATAAGTAAAAACCTCCCTAGTCCCGAACCATATCGGGGGGGAGGCTTTTATGCTTTGATACTAGCACACAATATACTTTTTGTCAATTTAATATTTATCTCTATAATCTTTATGTTATAATGAAATCAGATCATCTACGACTTGCATAGGTCATAGTTGGTCTTTTTTTATTTGAAGCCCCACGACCACTTATGCTGGTCGTTTTTTGTCTCAAGTTAATCCTTAAGAACGTAAAAGAAAGGAAGATGATGAACCAAAACGGTGCTGAATCTAACAATAGCCAGGCCAATCAGACTGCAGGAGAGGCTAATAACGGCGAAAAGCAGGTTACCTTTACACAAGACCAAGTTAATGAACTAATCCAGAAACGGGTTAATGAACTTAACAAGAAGTCCGATGAAAAGACGAAGCAGGCGGTTGCCGATGCTCTCTCAGAGTACGAGCGTAAAGCTAAACTCACAGAAGAAGAGCGCGCAACAGAAGCTCAAAAAGCTAAATTAGCCGAGATTGAAGAACGTGAAAGAAGCATTACTATGCGAGAACGCAAATCAGACTGTCTCTTAGCGCTATCTAAAAAGAATATTCCAGCAGATTTCGCAGATTATCTAATCGATAATGATGCGGAAAAAATGAATGCGAATATTGAGAGTTTCTCTACCCTCTGGGAAGAAAGGCTCATGGAAGGCGTTCAGGCTAAGATTAAAGCTTCAGGGGCTACCCCAACTGATAAGTCTTCAACTGTACCGCACTCTGGGAATAACCCTGGCGTAGCGGTTATCTAAAACAAGGAATTATTTAAATGGCACAAGATGCCCTTTCAATTCTAACTACTGGCACTACTAAAGATAAACTAGCTGAAATCCGTGGTGCTATCATCGACGCTATCCGCGCAAAGTGTGTATCCACACTTATTAAGAACAACGACTATTCTGGTGATCCAACCAGTGGCTCAGTCACTTTCGACCGATTTAAAGATGCAGAACTTAATAGCTATGGTACCGCTCGCGGTGCTAATAAAGGCACTGCTCTTAAGAATAGCGGTAAAGTTATCCTCAATATCGACACCGACAAGGAGATTGTTGAAGAGCTTGAGGCAAAAGACATCACTCTTAGTGGTATCAACGGTCTCTTAAATCGTCGTACCGCATCTCACGCTGGCCGTGTCGCTACCTTCCTCGACAAAGAATTTTTCCGTGTCGCTGAAGCAGCTGCCACTGCAGTTACTATTACTCCAACTGTTACAGCTACCGAGGAAAAGGTCGAAGAACTTATTGCTAAAGCAGAGACTGTTTCTAACGACTGGGTTGATGGCGTGGATCGCTCTGAGCTCGTAATTACTTGTAATCCTAAGGGTTATGGAAAACTCCGTAATCTTATTGATAAGATCCCAGGTAATGACGGTTCTAAGGCAGAGGCAATCGAACTCTTCCACGGTGTTCGTGTTATCAACACTGTTCGTCAAACCGCTGAGATTATGATCCAGCGTATCGGTTCTGTCGGTCAGTTGGCCCTCGTCAATGACTATGATGCAGAGAAAATCCCTCTATCCAACGCCTATGCACTGTCATTATTCGTGAATACTGGTGCTAAAGCCGTTACTCCAGACCTTATCTTCAAAGTAGCAACTCTTTAATTTAGGAGTAAACATGGAAAAAATGTTCAGAATGGCAGACGGCACAATCTTAACTACTTCAAATGAAGTAGTGATCGAGCAGTATGAATCTTATCCAGAGATTTATACACCTATCTCGGAAGCGGATTTAAAAGCTGAAGCCAAGCTAAAGAAAGCTAAGAAAGAAGCAGAAGCTCCTGCCGAGGAAGTAGTTGAGGGCGAAGCTGAAGCTAAGCCAGAAAACGAAGGAAAATAAGATGTTAGATAAAGATCAGTTCATTTCAAAGTTGAAAGAGAAGCTAAAGGCGATTAATATTGCTGTCAATAATGCAGAAAACAACGCTTTAGTGGATTTTCTAGCGCTTGAGATGGCTGATCGTTTATCTTTGTATCTTAATTTAGATCCTAGTAATAAGCTTCAGTACGACGAGAGATTAGTTTCTATATCAGTCAGAGTTGTTTCGTCTTTACTCCAGGAAGCTAAAGATAAGGTTGCAGGTTCTAGCACTGAGACTAAGATTCAATCCATCTCAGATAATGGTCAAACCATTACATTTTCGAATATCGCTAAGAATTACATTACAACTGCTTCAGATAGTGAACTGTTTGGAGGAGTTGCTAATATCTTAAAGCCATACAGGAGATGTAATGTTGTTTCCTAAGGTCGCGCAAAACATTATCGCTGACATCTTCTATGACAAAAACATCTACATTTTAGAAAAGACTGAATCTGTCGATGACGAAGGTGGGATTGTTAAACAAGAAGATTCAAGCTCTAATATCAAACGCAGCTTCAATGGCAACGTTAAATTCAACGAACTCGGAGCAGTCCAGAACGAAATGGGCCTTGTTGAGAAGATTGATATTAGTATCACTTGTAGCACTTCCGTGGAGGTCAAACTAGACGATCTAATCAAAGTAGGAGAAACGATCTACCAAGTAACTAAAGTTCTTCCCTTTGACTCACATAAGCTTATTACAGGGGTAAAATGGCGAGCGTAACGATTAATGTCACTGGTATCCGGGAGCTTAAATCTAAGCTAGATAAATCAGTAGTAATTAAGAATCTCATTAGGGGTGTAAACCGTGCTTCAGCGATTTTGGAACAAAAGACAAAGCCTTTAGTTCCAGTTAACGAGCATGAAGATACACACGGTGGTAAACTGCGAGGCGCTCTTACTGTGATTCCGGCTGAACTGAAAGGCTCTGAAATTATTGGTGGAATCATGAACCCAACAGAGTATGCAATGTTTGTTGAATACGGAGTTGGCAAAAAAGCTGTAGGGACTCATCCACGGGGTGAAGGTATGACTTATCGCATGACCCCTTGGGTGTTCCCTCTAGAGACCGATAAAGGGCTGAAGTTTATCAAGACTAATGGTTACCCTGCAAGAGCTCCTATGTATCGAGGGCTAAAAATGTCTGAAGACGACATCAAAAAGCAAATTGAAGAAGCTATCTCAGCAAGTCTAGGGAGAAGATAATGTATCAACCAAAAGAAGAGATATATAAAGCACTAAAAAGCCTAGGATACGCTTGTCAGCAAGGTTCTCAAGCTATATTTACCAAAGTTCCTGTAATTACCTTTTGGATTGGTAGTAACAATCCTGAATATAACCTAGAGAATCAGATTGCAAAACAAGAGATTGAAGTTGTTATAGACATTTTCGCAGACAAAAGTACTGACCTATCACGCATTCTTAGTGAAGTCGAGACTAAGATGAGAACGATCAATTATCGACTAGTACATTCAGTGGACGTCCCAAATCCAGAAGGGACTTTATTCCACTCTAACTGCAGATTTTCTGCAGTAAAGTTCAAATAAGGAATAAAAGTTATGGCCAAAGGCTTAACTATGGGGACTTCCCTAACACTCATTAAGGCAGGAAGTGAACCAACCAACCTTGTTATTAAAGGTTTAACTTCAATCGGTCCAATCACCGGCGAGAAAGAAGAAATTGATGTAACTACTCTTGATAGTCCAGATGGTGCTAAAGAATTCCTCTCTGGCGCTGCTGACTGGGGTTCGCAAGATCTCGAAGGCTACATGGATGACGATACTCAAATTGAGAAGATGCGTGCATTGTTCGATAGTGGCATGGTTCGAGACTGGGAGATTTTAACTCCAGGTAAACGCAAAATCGCTTATAAAGCATTTGTCAAGAACTTCACTTACGGTGAGAAAACTGTCGATGGCGTTGATGGCTTTAAATTGACTCTTCGTCTATCTGGCAAGCCAACATTTAGCAAAGTCGCTTAATTGAAGCCCCGGTGGGAGGGCTAAATCCCACATCAGAAATTATTTAATCGAGGTTATAAAATCATGGTTCAACTTAACTATAAAGCTTCAAATATTGCTAAGGCAGAAAAAGAACAAGGAATGAGTTTCTTCGATGCGTTCTCTTCACTTCAAGACAAGCCATCTATCTCTTCCCTATTATTCTTATTTATTGCTGGTGGTGGAACTACTGAAGAGTTCGATAAGTTATTCGAAAGCGGTATTGATAAGGTCATGCTTGAAGTTATGTCAGGAATTGCTGATGCAGGTTTTTTAGGCAAAACAGTAGACTCGAAGACTCTCAAGGCGGAGATGGAGAAGGCTATGAAAGAAGCTATGCCTACTTCCGAGACTTCTGGGCAGACCAAGAAAAACTAGCATTTCATATAGGTCTTCATCCTACTGAGTACTGGGAATTAACTATTGGTCAATTCACAAATTGTCTTGATGGATACAGAGATAGAATCATAGAAAAAGACAAAATGAACCATGCTCTTGGATTATATGTAAGGGCGGCATTCCATGCTAAGACTTATCCAAAAACGCCTTTCATGGCCAAGGAGACAATTAGTAGGGTATTTACGAGATCTGAAGACCTCGATGCGTACATTAATGCGCACATTGAATAGGAGAAATAATAATGGCACATACAGTAGACGAGGTTAACGTCTTAATTAAGGCCCAGACTGAGCAATTCCAGGCAGAGATTGATCGAGTTAATCAGAAGCTCAATAGTATCTCTAAGGCCGCCTCTACGGCCTCTGGTGGCGTTTCTGGTGGTTTTAAAAACATGGGGTTAAAGATGGCCGCTACTGGTGCCGTTATTGGCGTTGTTTCTGCCGTTACGCAAAAAGCTATGGCGGCGATCGCTGCTAGTACTGGCGATGCGGTAAAGCGATTTGATACGCTCAAAAACTTCCCACGCGTGATGGGAAATCTTGGTATCTCTGCGCAAGATTCGCAAGCTTCCATTGATTATCTTTCCAGCAAACTTGAGGGGCTTCCAACTACTCTTGATGCTGCAACTACTGCCGTTCAGCGCTTTACAGCTACAAACGGTAATTTGAGAGCCTCCACTGCTATCTATTTAGCGCTGAATAATGCTATCTTAGCTGGCGGTGCAGACGCTCAACAGCAAGCTTCTGCGATGGAGCAATTACAACAGGCATACGCCAAGGGTAAGCCAGAAATGCAGGACTGGAAGACTCTCATGCAGACTATGCCGGCCCAGCTCAAGCAGATTGCTAATGCTATGGGTTATGTGGATTCTTCTCAGCTCTACGATGCTTTGCAAGACGGCAAAACTTCAATGGATGACTTCATGCGGGCTGCCGTGAAACTCAATAAAGAAGGTATTAACGGACTAGGTTCATTCGAGCAACAGGCGGCAGGAGCTACTGGTGGGGTTGCCACCTCATTTATTAATATGCAAAATGCCATTGTGCGTGGCATCACGGCCTGTATGAATGCTATTGGCCAAAGTAATATCGCTGGATTCTTTAATGTAGTAAAAGATATTATTCTAACTGCTTCAAACTATGTAGCAGCGTTTGTTAAGTTAGTTTTAACAGCGATCAATGCCGTAAGAGCTTTATTTGGCTTAGGTTCTATTGGGACTAAAAATGTAGCCACAAGTGGTGGTCAAGCGGCGAACTCAATGGCAAATGTAGGCAAGGCTGCACAAGGTTCGACTAAAGACATTGGAAACACTGCCAAGGCTGCCAAAAAGCTTCAAAAACAGCTTGCAGGTTTCGATGAGATGAACGTATTGTCTAAGCAAGATGCAAGTGGCTCTGGAGGTTCTGGAGGAAACGGAGGGGGTGGAAGCGTAACTCATGATACTTCAGGTCTTGGTTTTGATAATTCCGACATATTAAAGGGTGTTGATAAAGTCAATGCGATATTCGAAAAAATGAAAGAAGGCCTCAAAGGTTTTAATTTCGACAAGATTGGAAAAGCTTTTAAGAGATTTGGTGATGACATTGATAAATTTATTAAACCTGCCAAGAAGATTCTTTCTGACGTATGGGAGAGGTTAAAACCATTAATCAACTGGGTTGGAAACGAATTATTACCTGCGTTCTTAAACACTTTAGGAGGGGCGATTAGGCTGGTAGGGAGAGTACTAGAATCCGTGTGGGGTAATTATCTTAAACCGTTTGTAGATTCATTCTTAATTCCTATTGCCAACTTCACTGGTGGAATAATCGTTGGTGTACTAAATGGGATTGGTGATGCCATGAGAGGATTGGCAGAGAGTCGTGGAGCAGTTGAGGTGCTCTCTTATCTAATCACCACAATCGGCGGCACTATAGTTGCATGGCAGGGATATCAACTTGCGTTAGGTATTATACAAGGAATACAGCTGGCTATGAATGGGGCTATCATTGCTGGGACTACTGCGGTTGGTGGTTATGCTGCGGGTCTTAATATTGTAGCTGCTGCACAAGGAGCTTTAGGTATAGCAAGTACGGCATTATCTAACATACTTAATTTTGTGACGAATCCAGCGTTTCTTGTGATAGCTGCTGTCGTTGGTGCTGCAACTACTGTATTTGGTATTTTTTCGGCAGCTCAGAAGACAGCAGAAGACAATGAGGCCAGGCGAATGGATAGTACTAAGCTCAGCACTGAGGCCCAAAAAAGACATAAAGAAGCACTGGACGACACGAAGCGTATACTTGATGAGTTATCTGGCAAAGAGCTTGATTCAAAAGAAGCGGAACTAAATTACTTGAGAGCGGTTCAGGATTCAACTGAAGCACGTAAAAAATATAATGATGCTTTGCGAAATGGAAAAATATCCACTGATGATCTTAGAAAACTTCAGTTAGACGCCGAAATTGCAGAATTACGCGTGGGTGAGGCGAAGAAGAAGTCTGATAAGGCTCAAAAAGATTATAAT